CTTCCGATCTCTCGACAAATCTGCGAAAGGTCGCACATGATGAAAAAATAAAAAAATAGGGGTGAAAAAATGGCCGAAAAAAAAGCGGATATATTAGAAAGCTTAAAAGAGCAGCTGAGAAAAAAACAGGCAGATATTTCCGTCTTCAAAGACCTTTTGAACGACTATATGACCCTCTATGATGTCAAAAAGAAGCTAAAAACAGATATAAAAAAGCGCGGAGTGACCTTTGAGACCACATCCGCAAGCGGGAAAGCAACGATTGTAAAACAGAACCAGTCGGTCAAAGATCTGGTTGCTGTCAACAAACAGATGCTGATGATTCTGGACAAGCTGGAGTTGACAACGAAAGAAACAATAAAGGGGGATGATGATGACGAATTGTGATCCACGCATAGAGGAGTTCATGGAGGCCGTAGAGTCTGAGAAAATCAGAGCTTCCAGGGAAGTCAAAGCACTGGTATCACACGTCAGAAGTTGTTTCAAAAACGAAGACATATACACAGACAGCGAACAGCTGACGAAATATATCGGGATTGCAAAATATTTCCCGTTTGAAAAGCTATTTCCCTGGCAGATATTTGTAGTGGGACTGCACGATTGCACATACTGGAGGGTATCAAAGACTCCGCGCTGGCCGGATCTTTTCTGTATGCTCGGAAGGGGCGCGGGGAAGGACGGAACAATAGCGTGGGAATCTGCCTGCCTGGTAAGTCCGTATAACGGAATCAGGGCGTATGACGTAGATATTTGTGCAAATAACAAAGATCAGGCACTAAGACCCGTCAAAGACGTGGTGGAGGCTCTTGAAACGCCTGAACATACGAAAAAATTAAAAAAATTCTATTACTGGACATCTGAGAAGGTAGTAGGAACAGAAACGAAATCAACGATTCTGGGACGTACAAACAACCCATCCGGAAAAGACGGAATGCGCTCCGGTATGGTGGTGTTCAATGAGATGCATCAATATCAGGACTACAAGAGCATTGAAGTGTTCACAACCGGACTTGGAAAGAAACCACATCCGCGCCGGTCCTACTACACCACCCAGGGAGATATAAGAGAAGGACCACTTGACGATATGCTTGGGACAGCGACGGATATTCTTTTTGATGATCTTCCGGACAATGGTATGCTGCCATTTATCTGCAGACTGGACAACAAAGAAGAAGTATACGACGAAAAGAACTGGGAAAAAGCAAATCCGTCCTTGCCATATCTCCCGACGTTAATGGGAGAAATGCGAAAAGAGTACAATGACTGGTTAGCGCATCCTGAACGTCTCACTGCATTTATGACAAAGAGAATGAATATCCCAAGCGGATCCGCAGACATAAAAGTGTGTTCGTATGAGAAAATAAAGCTCACGAACAGAGAAATACCGGATCTGTCAGGGTGGACATGCACCTGCGGGATTGACTTCTCGAAGATTACGGACCTTGTTTCCGTAAATCTGCATTTCAGAGATGAAAATATCCGGTATGACATCAATCATTCATGGTTGTGCAGCCAGTCGAAAGATATTCCAAGGATAAAAGCTCCTCTGGAAGAATGGAGACGGAGAGGACTGCTGACAATGGTGGATGATGTGGAGATACATCCGGAGATCATCACTGATTATATTCAAGCAGCAATGATGAAATATTGCATAAAAGGAATTGCGATTGACGATTTCCGCTATGCTCTGCTGGCAGCAGCACTCCGGGAAATTGGATTCGACGCAAAAGTATATAAAAATTTAAAGCTTGTACGTCCCTCAGACATAATGAGAGTTGCGACAGTGATAGACAGCTGTTTCGCAAATGACAATTTTATCTGGGGAGACAATCCAGTGCTCCGCTGGGGGACGAACAATACAAAAATGATCCCATACGGGAGAAAACCGGGAAAGAAAGATGATGCAGACATAGGAAACTATGTTTACGGGAAAATTGAAGCGAAAAGCAGAAAAACTGACCCGTTTATGGCACTTGTCGCGTCAATGACAATAGAGGACATGATCCCATACGCACAAACGGCAGCAGTGCCTGATATTGGAGTAATGACTTACTGAAAGGGGGTGAGAAAGGTTGGGATTTTCATTCAGGAATCTGATACGGGGGAAGCCAGAACCAGAGCAGTCAGAACCAGAGCAGTCAGTTGAAAATGTGTCTCGAATTGAGATTGCAGACAATCCGATTGAGAGCATAATGACAGAAATTTATCTGAGGGAATTGGCTTTTCAGAGAGCAATTCAGATTCTTGCAAAAATGTTAGGGAAATGCGAGATTCGTACATTCCTGAATGGTGACGAAATATTCCGGGATGAATATTATACCTGGAACTACGAACCAAACAGAAACCAGAATAAACAGCAGTTTTTTGATAAGTTAATCGAAAAGATGTTCAGAAACGGAGAGGCGTTGGTTGTTGCTGGAATAGATGGACAGCTCTATGTAGCAGATTCATTTTGCACAACCAGAAGCGCACTGTACGGGAACACATACAGCCAGGTACAGATTGATGATTACACTTTTCAGAGGTCGTTTAGATCCACAGATGTTCTGTATCTAAAACCGAACTGGAAAAATGTAAATACGATACTACAGGGGCTATATGGTTCCTATGCGAAGCTGATCCAGTACGGAGCAAAGACCTTTATGCAGTCACATGGCTCAAAAGGAACTCTGGACATATCAGCCGTAGCCCAGAACAGCAAAAACTTTGATGATACTCTCAAAAAGTTGCTGAATGATTATTTTAAGACATTCTTTGAAAGCGAAAATGCAGTTTTGCCCTTATTCGAAGGATATACTTTCACAGAAACGAACAGGTCAAAGAACTACAATGAAACAACAACAAGAGACATAAAAGCACTATATGATGATGTATTCGACTTTACAGCGAGGGCAATAGGAATCCCTCCGTCAATCCTGAAAGGGGACGTGCAGGACAACAGCAAGGCAATAGACGAACTGCTGACTGTTGCACTGGATCCATTAGCCGGATCCTTAGAGAGCGAAATCAACCGTAAAAAATACGGGAAAGCCGTATTGAAGGGCAGCCGCTGCATGGTAGACACGTCACACGTTAAGCATGTTGACATATTCAGCAATGCGACGCAGATTGACAAGCTGGTGCAGTCTGGAACGCATACGATTAACATGATTTTGCGTGCAATGGGGCAGCCGCAAATCAATGAAGAATGGGCGAACCAGCATTTTATCACAAAGAATTACAGCACAGTACAGGATTTATTGAACAGCCTGGAAGGAGGTGGAGAAAATGGCGGGAATGGAAAAAACACAGAATAAAACAAATTACTGTTTTAAGCAGGCAGCAGATCCGGCGGTACATTTGCTATACATCTATGATGATGTATCGGCGTATGGAGAATTTGACTGGAAAACATGGTCATATACCGAAAGCGAGACTTCTGCAAAGTATTTCCGCGATCAGCTTGCGGCAATCCCGGAAGACCATACGATTGAATTACATATCAATTCAAATGGCGGATCTGTAAAAGAGGGAGTAACTATCTACAACCTTTTGAAGCAGTCCGGAAGCCATGTAAAAGGAATCGTTGATGGAGTGGCGTATTCCGTAGCTTTTGTGATTTTACAGGCATGTGACGAAAGAATCATGGGCGTAGGAACAACAGCACTGATCCACGAACCATGGGTAACTGCATCCGGAAATGCAAGAGAGCTGAGAAAGACAGCGGATGATCTTGACGTACTTACGGCAAGCAATCGGAAAATCTTCCTTGAGCGTTCAAATCTGGAAGAACAGCAGCTTGCAGACATGATGGAAGCAGAAACCTTCCTGACTCCGGATGATTGCCTGGAATATGGCCTGATCGACAAGGTAGAGGATTACGGACACGCGCCAGAGGGAGACATGACAAAAGAAGGAATGCAGAAACGTCTCCAGGAAGTTATGCAGCATATGAAAGATACGAAGTCTTTCAGAGAACAGCTGGAGCTTATGCAGAAAGGACAGAAACCCGAACCGGGAAAGAAACCGGAAGAACCAGAGAAACACACACTGCAGGGATTTCTGCAGGGATTCAAAAAAGGAGAGTAAAATGAAAAATAAAGATTTTGCCGCATTAAAGAGAACGGAAATCCTCAACAGAATGAATGCTGCTGTTGCGGAGAATGATTCAGAAGCGTTTTCAAAAGCATATTTGGAATTATGTCAGGATATCGAGGAGAACGTGCTTGAACAGGCGAAAGAGCTTGTAAATCAGAGTGATATGAATGTGCTTGCACAGAGGGGTGTACGTCAGCTTACAAGCACAGAGAGAGAATATTACGAGAAAGTAATTGACGCAATGAAATCTTCGGATCCAAAACAGGCTCTCAACAATATTGAGACTGTTTTCCCGGAGACAATCATTGATTCTGTATTTGAAGAACTGACAACAAATCATCCGCTGCTGTCAAAATTAAATGCGACAACTGTAACTGGTCTCACAAGAATGATGTTGAACACAAACGGAGAGCAGAAAGCAGCATGGGGCAAACTCAGCAGCAAGATCATTGAAGAACTGACATCCGGATTCAAGGAAGTAGATGTAACTCAGGATAAACTGAGCGCATTCCTGCCAGTATCAAAAGCTATGCTTGATTTAGGCCCTGCATGGTTAGATAACTACGTGCGTCAGGTACTCACAGAAGCTCTTGCAAATGGACTTGAGTATGGAATTGTAAATGGTACCGGAAAAGACATGCCAATCGGAATGGCGCGCCAGGTAGGAGACGGAGTGAACGTTGTGTCAGGAGAATATCCGGAAAAAGAGACTATCAAAATGACAGCTCTTGATATGATCCAGCTTGGAAATGTTACATCTATCATGGCAAGAAACAGCAAAGGCCAGGCAAGAACAGTAGATAACCTGATTATGATCGTAAATCCGGTAGATTACTGGAAACGAATCCTTCCGGCAACACGCGCAATGTCTCCGGACGGAGTATATGTTTCAACACTTCCGATTCCTCTGGAAATCATCCAGTCGGCAGCAGTTACAGAAGGAACTGCAGTATACGGAATGGCCGGAAAGTATTTCCTTGGCGTAGGAATGTCCAAAAACGGAAAGATTGAGTATTCAGATGAATACAGATTTCTGGAAGACGAAAGAGTATATCTTATCAAATTATACGCTCATGGATTCGCACTGGATAACAATGCTTTTGTCGTTCTGGACATTACAGATCTGCATCCGGTTCGCTTCGAGGTTGTAAGTAAACAGGAGGAACACGTAGATAATGCACTGCTGTCTGACCTGAGAATCGGAGGATTAACCCTCTCACCGAAATTTGACAGCGACACAAACACATACGCAGCAAAAACAACAACTGCAACAAATACAATCACAGCGTTCCCGAAATCAGGAACAGCAGCAATTGAAATTACTGCGGGATCCAGCAAAGTAACAAACGGCGGAAAGATCACATGGACCGCCGGAGCAAATACCGTAACTGTTAAAGTCACAGACGGAGAGCAGACAAAGACTTATACCGTAACTGTAACCAAGGAGTGATAAAATGAGTGCTATGTCAGAAAATGATTTATCAAAACTTCTGGAGGATGTCAGAAACTATCTGGACATCACCTGGGACGATCCAAAAGGAGATGAAAAGCTCCAAGGAATGATAAAAAGAGGCATGGCATCATTAGCCGGAAAAATAGGGGAGTGCGATTTCCTGGGGGATACTCAGGAAAGGACACTCCTTTTTCAGCTTGTAATGTATGAGTATTCTGGAGAACTGCAGCAGTTTTGGGAAAACTACAAAAGTGAGGTTATTGGACTGCAGATAGCAAAGAAGGTGGAAGAATATGCCAAGAGCTAGGCGTAAACAGTTTGAAACGTTTACAGACGGGATACTCAGTATCTGCAAAACAGAAGACAGGGTGATCGTAGACACGAAGCTCAAGAACATTCGCTTCGGAAACCGAACAATCGGAGAGAGACGATATTTTGACGCACAGACAGCAGGAAATAAAATAACAAAATTGTTAAGCATTCCGGCAGCAGTGCTGAACAGGGAAGATATTGAAGCTCTTGACATTGTTATCATTGATTCGCAAAGCGGCTGGCTCTGGGATCCATTCGATTTTGAAAGAGATGAAATTATCAATGAACATAATCCGGCAATGTACAAAATAGTGCAGATTCAGGAGAAATTTGACGCTGCACCACCTGCAATATATCTGTCGCTGGAAAAAATCGTACAGTTGTATAAAGACAGGAGGGGCGACAATGGCGGATAGTATCAGAATTGATGATCTGGCAGCAGAAATAAATCGCCTTGTTGAAGACTATGGAAAACAATGCACTGAGACAACGAAGGAATGCGTAAATAATGTTGCAAAAAAGACAGTATCAAAGCTAAAACAGACATCCCCGGTAAATACCGGAAAGTATAAAAAAGGATGGAAGAAAACTGTTGTGAAAGAAAATTCTACAAGTTTAGTTATTGCGATCCACGATGCAAAATACTCCCTGGTGCATTTGCTTGAAAAAGGACATCAGAAAAGAGGAGGCGGAAGGGTAGCCGCAATCAAACATGTGGAACCAGCAGAACAGGCAGCAATAGCAGAGCTGGAAAAGGAGATCATGTCAAGGCTATGATGTCAGCTGAAAATATCAAAGAAATGTTGAATGAAATCGGCTTACAGTATGAATACGATCATTTTTCGACTCATAACTGGATAGAGCCGCCTTTTATCGTATGGAAGATTCCGGAAAGTGATAATTTTCATGCGGACGGAATTACATACGCAAAAATCGACGTTCTGAATATCGAATTGTATTCAGACGAAAAGGACTGGAGCAATGAAAAGAAGATAGAGGACATCCTGGATAAGTATGGAATCACATACGATAAGACAGGAGAATATCTTGACTCAGAAAAAATGTACGAAGTTTTATACGAAATGGAGGTATAAAGATGGGTAAAAAAGATAACAAAGTTAAGTACAATCTTAAAAACGCACATTACGCATTACAGAACGAAGGAGAAGATGAAACAATTACTTTTGAAGCCCCGAAAGCGATTCCGGGATCTGTATCCATATCACTTGACGCAAATGGAGATATTTCACCGTTCTATGCAGACGGAATCCAATATTATGTGTCAGCTGCAAACAACGGATATGAAGGAGATGCAGAATTTGCATTAATTCCGGATTCTTTCAGACAGGATGTCCTGAAAGAAAAGAAGGACGAAAAAGGTGTGCTGCATGAAATCAGTGATTCTACGGATACACAGAAATTTGCACTTCTGTTTGAATTTGATGGAGATCAGAAAGGAATCAGACGAGTTCTCTATAACTGCACAGCTACCAGACCGTCAATCGAATCCGAGACGAAAGAAGATAGTATTGAACCTGGCACAGAAACAATTACGATCAGCAATGCTCCACTTCCGAACGGACGGGTAAAAGCTCAGACAACGGTAGACACAGACGACACTGTGTATAGCGGATGGTATAAGACAGTGTACTATCCAGAAACAATCACAGAAGCAACGCAGGCTGTTAATGTAGATAAAAAAGCCGCAGGAGAATAAGGATGCTGACAAAAACAATTAAAATTGATGATAAAGAGGTGCTTTTTGCCGCTTCTGCTGCAATTCCGAGAATTTATCGGATTCAGTTCCGGAGAGATATTTTTCAGGACATGGCAAAAATTGAAAAGTCCGTAAAAAAATCACAGGATAAGCAGACTGAAACGAAGGTGTCCAAGTCGGACATCCCTATCGAGGATTTAGAGATGTTCGAAAACGTCGCATTCGTAATGGCAAAACACGCAGCACAGAAAAAAGGACAGGATTTCCCGGAAGATGTATACGACTGGTTAGATCAGTTTGATACATTTTCAATTTATACAATTTTCCCGGAGATTGTAAAACTCTGGAACCTGAACCAGCAGACACAGGCAGAAGCAAAAAAAAACTTCGACCAAGTAGCCGGGAAATGACGACACCTCTATTCCTTCTCAGGTGCGCGCAAGTTGGAATAAGTATCCAGGATTTAGACCTTCTGACAGTAGGTCTTGTCCTGGATATTTTTACGGAAAAAACTAACGACGACTATAAATGGCCGAAAATGGCAACTCAGGAGGATATGGATAAATTCTAAACGGAGGTGATAATTTTTGTCAAAAGGCCGCGACATAAGGGGACTTACGATTGAAATTGGCGGCGATACCACAGGACTACAAAATTCACTTAAAAATGTAAATTCACAGATAAAGACCACACAGGCACAGCTGAAAGATATAAACAATCTGCTGAAACTGGATCCTACGAATGTGGAATTATTACAGCAGAAACAGAAAGCGCTTGCTGACGAAATCGAAAGCACGAAAGAAAAGCTGGAAACCTTAAAGACTGCAGAGCAGCAGGCACAGCAGCAGTTTGCAGAGGGAAAAATCTCCCAGGAACAGTATGACGCTCTGA